CGCACCGACGCTGTACAAGCGCGTGTGGGAAGACGACAACGACAAAGCGACGGTGCTCAACGAGATTGGGCAACTCGGCGCAGTCAGTGGCGACGTCTTCATCAAGGTCGCATACGAGGAGCCTTATGTCGATGCGATCGGGCGACCGCATAACGGCAAGGTTCGCATCCTCCCTCTGAACCCCGCATTCTCTTTCCCCGAGTTCCACCCCCACGACCGCAACCGACTGATCCGGTTCAAGCTGAAGTATCGCTTTTGGGGAACCGCACTCGAAGGCACGCGCCAGGTCTTCACCTACGTCGAGCTGCTTACTGACGAGGTGATCGAGGAGTACATCAACGACGAGTTGGTGAGTGCACGCCCGAACCCTCTCGGGCGGATCCCGATCGTGCCGGTGGCGAACCTCAAGATCGCTTCCTCGCCTTGGGGCCTCGCTGACTTGCAAGAGATCCTCGTGCTGAATCGTGAGTTAAACGAGAAGGCAACGCAGCTCAGCGACATCATCAACTACCACTCGCAGCCGGTGACGGTGTTGTTCGGTGCTCGCGCATCGAACCTTGAGAAGGGCCCGAACAAGATTTGGTCCGTTCCCTCGAAGGACGCCAAGATCCAGAACCTCGAACAGAACGCCGACGTCGCCGGAATCCTTGCGTACATGGAGCTGCTCAAGCGCACCATGCATGAGATGGTCGGTGTTCCGGAAACGGCGCTCGGGCAAGAGCAGCCGGTGTCAAACACCTCTGGTGTTGCGCTGGCGATCATGTACTTGCCGTTGATGTTCCGGTACACGAGAAAGTGCGCCAACTACACGCAAGCGTTCAAGAGCGTTAACGAGCTGATCATGCTCACGCTCGCTTTGAAGGAACCGGAAGCGCTCATCTACAACCCGGTGTACGGCGTTCCTTTGAAGCCCGACAACCTGACGCAGCTCGACCCCAACGACCCGCTCACGTACAAGAGCGACATTCATTGGCCTCCGCCGTTGCCGCTCGACACGATGATTGTGCTTCAAGAGGAGACGGCGCGGTTGCAGCTCGGCATTCAATCGAAGATCGGGATCCTTCGTGATTTGGGCGAAGAGCAGCCCGAGATCAAGATGCAAGAAATCTTCGAAGAGCAACAAGAGGACCTCAAGAACGAGGGTGCGTTGCAGATCATGCGCGCACAAATAGGACTGATGGCTACACTATTGGGCGGTGGTATTACACCAGCGGAACCTGAAGGGCCAACTTCCGCTGGTGGAGGCGCAGGAGCGCCTCAACAACCTGATCTGATGCAACAACTGGCCGGGTCGGATCCCGGTCTACTCGGTGAACAAATGGACGTACAGGCTCAACTGTTTAGAGACCTTGTGTCACGAACGTATGGCGCCTCGCCAAATCGTTCATCCACGTAGAAACCAAGGACGGTAGAGATGACTAAGCACACCGAGTTCGTTCGGATTGGGAGAACATGGGTTGGCCCCGATGGGGTTGCGTTTCCTGTAGTGGGTGGTGGCGACGGCTCGACCGAGTTCACCACTGGTGTTGTTGAAGGTGACCCGCATGCGGTCACTGCCGGGTTCGTTATCGATGCAGGCGACGGTGTCATCACCGGTACGGGCGTACAGCCCGGCGCTCGCCCCGCTCCGGTGACTCGTACTCCGGAGTTCCAGACCGGCGCCGTGCAGCAAACTGCTGCGCCCACCACGAGCACCACGACGCCTCCGCAGACATTCACCTCCGAGGACATCGAGAAGGCGCGCAAGGAAGAGAAGGACAAGCTGTACGCCGACCTTCAAGAAGCGAAGAAGCGCGCGAAGGAAGCCGAAGATCGCGAGAAGCAGCGCCAAAAGGCCGAGGACGATGCTCGTGCCGCTGCCGAAGCAGACGCACAAAAGCGCAAGGAAGAAGAGATGGACGTGCGTGCTCTGCTCGAAGAGCGCACGCAACAGTTCAACCAGCAGCTCGAACAAGAGCGCCGTGAGCGCGAGACGATTGCGGCAACGCTTGAAATGGAGCGTCGCTATGCAGCCATCTCCAGCTACCGCTCGGAGCGAGTGAACCAGGAGCGGGAAAACATCCTGCCCGAACTGATTGATCTCATCACGGGTAATACCGAAGATGAGATTGAAACGAGCATTGCTTCATTGCGTCAGCGCACTGAGGCTATTCTCGGAAACGTACAAGCCGCCGCAGCGCAAGCTCGGCAGTCAATGACCGGGACGAACGTAACCGCTCCCCCGGTGGGGCCATTGGAAACTCAAGCGAATCAACAGACGATCACTCCGGAAGACATCCGGAATATGGACATCGCAACGTATGCTCAAAATCGGGATCGGCTCCTTGGTGCAACACGACAGCTCACCAAAGAACGTGGGATCTACGGCTAGTAGCCCCATCACCCTCTTCCAAGGAGAAATCTCGACATGGCTTCGGCAATCACTGGGGCTACCAGTGCAATCTCAACAGCCCCCTCGTACGGCGGTTCCAACAACCAACTGTCGCAGGCGATCCAAACGATCTGGTCGAAGGAAATCCTCTTCCAGGCGATGCCGATCCTGCGCTACGAGCAGTTTGCGGTCAAGAAGACTGAACTCGGTGTTCAGCCCGGTCTGACCGTTAACTTCATGCGTTACGACAACCTCGGTGCGGCTTCGCAGCTCACTGAAGGCGTGCGTATGACGACGAACGCTCTGACCGCTTCGCAGTTCTCGATCACGGTTGCAGAGCAGGGCTTTGCTGTCGCTGTGTCCGAGCTTCTGTTGAACGCATCGTTCGACGACATCATGGCTTCGGCCTCGCGTCTGCTCGGTCGCAACATGGCGACGTACCTCGACGTGTCCGCTCGCGACACGCTGTTGCTCGCTCCGAGCACCACGTACGGCACGCTGACCGGTGCGTACAAGTACGGCACGGTCCCGCCCTCGGGTGCGATCTCGCCGCTCAGCCCGTACGACATCGGGACGCGTAACACCGCTGGCCGCGCTGGTCTGACGGGTACGTACCTCTTCGGCCTTGACGCTGTGAAGGACGCTGTGGAGACCCTCTCCACCGCCAACATCCCCCGTCTCGGTGAGACGTACGTCTGCTTCTGCGACCCGCACCAGGCACGCAACCTGCGTGACAACCCTGAGTGGGTCGAGGTCACGAAGTACGCCGGTCCCGGCAACTTCATGCTCGGTGAGATCGGGCGTCTCTTCGACACCGTCTTCATCGAGACGACTCAGGTCAAGCAGTACTCGAACGGTGCGGCCACTCCGTCGACCGTTCACGCTGCGACCATGATCGGTGACAACGCTTTCGGCCACGCCATCGCACTGCCGGTGGAGTTGCGCGACGGCGGCGTCCTCGACTTCGGTCGTGAGCACGCACTGGCGTGGTACTCGATTTGGGGCTTCGGTCTCATCACGCCGAACTCGGTCGTTGTGATCGAGACCAACTAGGCGAGAGGCAATAAGCCTCTCTTCGTGATACGGGGTCGGGGTAGTTCGCTACCTCGGCCCCTACCGCAGAAAGGGATGACCCACGATGGCACGTTCAACGAAGCCCGCAGGTGACCTCACCGGACGGCAGACAGAGAAGCTCCTTGCCGAACGCAAGGAAGAGATCGAAGCTCGTGCGCAAGAGATTGCGACGACGCAGCAGATGCAAGATCAGCACGACGACAGTGTCGTGATTGACTACTCCGACCCCAACCATCCTGTTGAGATCAGCAGGGACGCAGCGCCCCTTGAGTTCGACGACCCCGGTGTCGAAGTGCTCGAAGAGGACGGTGTGGAGCTGAACGTCCCGATGCGTACGGTGCGTATCCTTGAGACGTTCAAGTGCACGATCGGTTACGGAAACGACTACGAGTTCGTCGGTGGACGTCGGTACTCCCTCCCCGTGTGGGTTATCGAGCACCTCGACGAAAAAGGCCTCGTCGCTTAGGAGCGAGCAGTGACGCTTATCGATGTCTGGACGGACTTCGTCTCAGGGTCGCTGACAAATACTCTCTCCGCGTATCCTGCGGATAACACAACGCAAACGATGACGTCCGAGGGTCTACGGACCCTCGGGCTAGTCACTAACGGTGTGCACCAAGCGAAGATCACGCTCGACCCATTCGCAGTGAACGGCAGCCCCGAACTGGTATGGGTAACGGCTCACGCCGCTAACAGCAATACAGCGCAAATCAAGCGCATCACCGGGCAACCATTGCGTCAGCACCTCGCTTCAGAGACGTGGGTCCACGGGCCCACCGCTGAGGAATTCACGGCCTTCCGCAGTTTGCTGAACACGTTCACGTATCAGTGTCAGCAAGCGACGGTAACGGGCGGGCCGACGTCGGGCAGCACTGAGCTGGTTATTGCCACGCTCAACATCCCGTCACAGCTCACCGCATATCAACTTGAGTGCGCTGCGTTCTGGACTGCGTATAACTCGGTGCAGGACGACATGTTCCAGTTCCGCATCAAGGTGGACGGCGCCGTGAAGGCGCAAGGGAACAACCGGCATGATGGTGCCGTGAATGAGCGCAAGATTTACGCTCTGCCTACGAGCACGTTGACCACAATCAGTGCGAGC